ACACCATCTCGTGATATTAAAGGCGAGTATGGCGTAGATGTACGTTACGGCATTATGTCTGGTATGGATCCTAACCGAGCCATTATTGCATTACTACAAATGCGTAGCGATAAGTTAGTGTCCCGTGATTATGTCCGCCGAGAAATACCAATGGAGTTAAATGTTACGCAAGAAGAACAAAGAGTTGACATTGAAGAAATGCGTGATTCTCTTAGGGTTGCTGTTGCTCAGTATGCACAAGCTATTCCCGCGCTTGCTGCCCAAGGTCAAGACCCATCTCAAATCATTACGAGAATTGCCGAAGTAATACAAGGCAGACAAAAAGGTTTCCAGTTAGAAACTATTATAGAAAAAGCATTTGCACCAGAACCACAACCGGTGGCACCAACAGCACCGGCACTTCCAGAACAATCTAGTATTCCAGCAGTAGGAACGGCCCCCGTTCCTGCCTCGCAGCCAACTGAACAACAACAAAGCGGAGAGGCCCCTGCTGCTGGACCTAGACCTGACATCGCACAACTACTCGCCTCCATTGGCGGAGCAGCATAATAGAAGGAGGTGAAAATGAAAAAGGGAACATTTCAAAAGTCTGTAGAGGTCAAGCCTGTACAAGGCAAGATGGATACAGCCAAGCCAGCAGGTGGAGAAGTTAAGTTCGGCTACACACCAGCAGGTCGTAAAGGAACAAAGGCATAATTATTTTAATGACAGGAGTACTGGGTGAATAACGATAATAATCTTAATCGCCCAGTACGAACGTCTGATTACTTTGTAATCGCTACAGGATTCGTTTTAAATATAGCATCGGCTATAGATGCTTTAGCAGATGACTTACACCAGTTAGCTGTCTATCATTCAAATCAAAAAAGCCAAGAAGATAAAGTTTGGCAAAAATTTTCGCAAGACTTAGAAACTTTAAAGGAGGAATAATGGCAAGAGGTCCATTAGCTGGCGCTTCAGGCCCAGGTAAATTCTCCAAGAGAACAGATATGAGTTTAGGTTCAACATCATACGGAGAAGGTGCAGAAACTGCCGCACTTAATACAGCAGCAGTAAAATCAAAGACTCGTGGTGTAGCAGATGATGTAGGTGGAAGACCTACTAGTGTAATCCCAGAAGCACCCGTAACTCCATTATTTGCTCCATCAGAACGACCAGAAGAACCTATTACTAATGGTATTGATATGGGACCTGGTGCAGGTTCATCAGCATTAATGATGGCAAAGTCTAATGAAAAACTTTCAGATACATTAGCAAAAATGATTCCATACGATACAAGCGGTGAGGTTGCTATACTTTATCAACAGGCTCTAGCGCGAGGTCAGTAGTGGCTGAAAATTTAAAATCAGCATCTTTTGCTGCGGGATTAAGTCCAGTAGAACAAAAGAAAATAGATGATTTAAATAAAATTCTTAATGTGCATAGAGGGTTATCTAATCTTCCATCTGATGTTGCTAAAACAGTATATAAAGAAAAAACACCAGGTCAACAACAGGCATTAGTTCAATCTGTTGGAGAAGAAGATCCTATTCAAAAACCAAATCGTGGTTGGCTAGGAACTGCTTGGCACTACACCGGTGGAGCAGTATTTACTGGAGTCCAAGAACTCTCAGACCTTGCTACTCGCGTTTATCGCACTGGAGCTATTGCTATAGCAGAAGGTAAACCATTACTTGGATCTGGTGGCGCTTGGGATATTGCAAATGATAATGGCGATAAAGTATTTAATACTGGTCGTATTGAAGATGCAAAATCAAAATTTGGTAATGACCGAATGGGTATTGCAATTAGAATTGCCTCAGGAGAGGCACCAGAAAAAATTATTAAAGAATCTACTCCAGAACAAGCACAATTTGTTAGGTTAGCATTTAAAAAAGCAGGAACTCCACAAGAACAAAATCTAATGCAAGATGCAATTGATGCAGCTAATGCTGCTAAATATTCTCCAGGTAGATTTATTGCCAACTTAGTTTTACCTGGTCAATTAGAAGGTTCAGGTTTCTTTTACAAAGCCGTATCAGGTACAGTAGATGCTGCATATAGAATTTTTGCAGATCCAACTTTAGTTTTAGGTAAAGTAAAAAGATTAGTTGATGTTAAAAAGTATGCTATAGATGTTCTAGTTGGAGATGCTGCCAAAGGCGGCACAAGAATAGCAGAGTATTTTGCCAAACCATCAGCAGTTAAATTCTGGGATACATACGGCGCACAATTAGATGAATTATCAAAAGCTGAAAAGGCTGGAGATACAGTAAAAATTGTTGCTGCTCAAAATCAATTAAAAGCAATTGCGCCAGAATTTGGTCCATCGGTAGTTAGAGATTTTATAAAAGCAGATATTCCGGTTACTAACGCATTAACCGCTAAAGCGTACTTTCAAAATGCAGAGCAATTAACAGAAATTATGAAAGGCTCTATTGGTCGCAAAAGAGTTCTTGCTCCTAGACTAGATGGGTTTCGTCAAGCTCGCATTACTACAGTAACTACTGCAAATAAAGTATTTAATCTAGATCGTATCGGTTCTAGATTCGTAGATGATATGTTCTTTAATGGTGCCGCAACTAATGATGGCATAGCAAAGATGTTAATTGATGGAAGAGAAGAAATTGTTGCAAATGTAGTAGCAGGAACAAAAGGTAAAGATGTTGCTCGTTATTCAATGTCCTTTATCCAGAAGAGAATTGATAATCTTAAAGCAAAGACAACAGCAATTCCATTATTTGAAAATGATTTATTAGATGTAACTGCAAAAGATGCTTCTGAAAAAGTTTATCGTCTTGCTCGTACAGTATTACCACAAAGAGAATCTAAATTAATTTCAGAAGCATTTAGATCTACAGAAGCGGTTGGTACAAAGAAAGATATATTCTACGGTCTCTGGAGTACTATTGCAGACATTCGTGGTATGAATGTTATTAAAGGTGGAAACAGTGTAGTACGTCAAGCAACTGGTAAAACAGATGCTTTGTACGCTTTAGGTCGTGGAGCAGATAATCCATCTTTACTTCCTAATGGAGAATCTATTGGTCTAATTGCATCTGATATGTCTAATTATGTTAGTGCTCCTAACATTAGAGATATTGATATATTAACATCTCGTTCAGCACTTTCTCAAAGATTATTAGGTGTAGGAAATAGTAAGTTTGTAGAAAATGCAACATCACTTTGGTCTTTCTTAACCTTAGCTGGTCCTCGTTATGCTATTCGTAACGCTGCTGAAGACTTAATGGTACACCTTGCAGTTGGAGATATTACTCCTTGGGGAGTTGCTACAGCTCGTATGGCATCTACTAGAATCCGTACCGCAAAAGGTGTTCAAACTGAACTGAAAGATATTTTAAGTTTAAAAAAATCAGCAGAAAATCCACTAGGAGCAACACTTCGTTTTATAAATAAAAAAGATGCAGAAGCCTACGCTAAGGAATTTGAAGCAGCCGGTGGAACTTTAAAAGCAGCTAGAGTAATAACTGCTCGTGCTATTAATGAAGGTAAATTAAACTCTTTCTTTGGTGCAGTTGGTTTATCAAAGTTAAATAAAAAAGAAAGAGCACTATTATCTGAACAAATTATACACGGTGATTTAAATAATGCTTTAGCAGATGTTGTAGAAGGTGGTAAGAACGCTTTTGCTGGAACTGACTATACATCTCGTGCTGTTAACTTTACTCGTGAGCACGGTGTTCGTACCGCAGAATTAAAATTTGATCTTCCTGAAAATTGGGCTAAAGAACGCGGAAGAGCTGGCTTTACAAGAATGGCTCCATTAGCTAATGAAGGTACTAAAATTTCTTGGGCTATGCGTATTGGTTACTACTCTAATGATGAATTAGGTGGTATTGCAGTAGCAAATCTTGATAATGAAAAAGTTGCTGTAGCAAAAATTGTAGAATGGTTATCAGATCCAGCTAATAAAAAAGTAGCAGATGCTTTTAGATGGAAAGATTTTAATGTAACTCAAGAAGGACACGCTCAAAAGATAGTTGCATCAGCAAAACAAATTTTCCAAAAAGAAGATGAAACCTTAAACCTAGACCTTTTAAGTAAAGTTCGCTCTTTTAATAAAGAGACTGGTGAATGGCAAATATCTGGAAAGATATCTTTGGATGATCTGCCAACCAGCGAAGCAGATGTTCCTAAATATATACTAGGACCTAATTTAATTCCAGTATCAGAATCAGGTAACTACACATCATCTTTACTTGAAAAGGGTTGGAACTGGCTTGGCGAAGCTAATGCTCGTCTATCCCGTGAACCTATTGTACTTGCTGAAATGATTAGACTTCGTAAACAATTTAGTAAGAGTGGATTTGACGAAGCCTTTATTCAGGCACATTTAAAGAATGTAGATCTTACTGATCCTAAGAAAGTTGAAAAGGCTACCAACTTTGCTAAGAAGAAATTAGCGGAAGTAGTAGAGGACAATGCAAGACTTCAAACTTTGGCTTATATAGATAACCCAATGGTTAGAAGCCAGATGGCATTTTCTATTAGAAACTTTGCTAGATTTTATCGCGCTCAAGAAGACTTCTATCGCCGTATGTATCGGGTTGTACGTTATAATCCAGAAGCAATTGCTAAAGCAAGTCTTACTTATGAAGGTATAACTCATTCAGGTTGGATACAAGAAGATGACCAAGGTGAGCCATACTTCGTATATGCAGGTATGGAACCAGTTTATGCAGCAGTCAGATCTACTTTAACTCTACTAGGAGTACCTGCTGAATTTAAGACTCCACTTCCTGTAAATTTTGGAGCACAAGTAAAGATGTTAACACCATCTTTAAACCCAGACACAATGCTTCCACAATTATCTGGTCCATTAGCGGGAATATCAATATCAATGGTTTCAAACTTAGTTGATATATTCAAGCCAGGTGCTGCGGATACTGTTACAAGATATGCTTTAGGTAAATATGCTGTAGATCAATCTACTTTATCTGCGTTCTTACCAGCACATATCAACAGATTATACGCTGCTATGGATCAAAATGAAAGAGATTCTCAATACGCATCAGCTTGGCGTAAAGCAGTTACATATCTTGAGGCATCTGGTAACGGTATTCCTAAAAGATATGAAACACTTAATGGAGTTGAGGTATTAGTACCTCCTTCTGCTGCTGAGTTAGAAGAATACAGACTAAAGGTAAAGAATACTACTTTGGGTATTTTGGGAACTAGATTTGTATTTGGATTCTTTGCTCCAGCATCTCCATCAGTTCAACTTAAATCAGAGACAGCTAACTGGGTAACAGATAATGGTCGTGCAAACTTTAAACAAGTTTGGAATAAACTATTAGATCAATATCCTGGTGATTATGATGCTGCTATGACTAAGTGGGTAGAGTTATTCCCTGATCAAATACCATTTACTATAACAGAGTCAGAACGTAATACTGTGGGATACTTCCGCTATGCTGAAGAATCAGGTAAATTCGTTACTGAGAATCCAGAACTGTTTAGTAAGTATCGTCAAGGTGCAGCATTTCTGATACCTCATACTGCTGGTTTCTCATTTGATGCCTATAAAACTATGAAAGATATGGGCCTTATACAGAACAAGCGAGTAGAGGATTACTTAAGAGAAGTCCAAACTGCTTCAGATATGCAGACTTATTACAATCGCAAAGAAGAATACGAGACTGCATTAGAGTCTGCCGGTATTGATTATACTAGAACTAAACTTCGCAAAGAGTTTGATGATTGGAAAACAAAGTTTTTTGCAGGTCGCCCATTAGTTCAAGAAGAACTATCACAGGGTAGTCAAAAAGCAATTGAAAGAATAAACTCTTTAAATGATTTAACTAATATGCTAAACGATGAATCAATCTCTAATGTTCGTTCAGATGTTCAAGATTCACTCAGGGCAATGGTTAATCTCTATAATGAATACAAACTTAAAAAAGATCGTTATGACAATATCAGTGGTTTAGGATTCTTATCTAAGTCAGTTAAAGAACGGACTATAGTTCAAATGAGAGAATTAGCTTTAGCTAATGAAAATACACAGGCAGCATATGATGTTTTATTTGGTAGATTGTTAGGAGATTAAATTGGCTACTGTTTCACAAGTACGACAGCAACAACTTAGTAAACTTAAAGCTGAATTAGCCAACCTTAAAAAACAACAATCTTTTGCTAAGCAACAAAGTGAAGGTGGATTAGTAAAAAAACCTAATCTTAAAAGTGCTAAAGGTGAAGACTTATTAAAAAAATATACAGAAGCTACTAAACTTGTAAATGCTAAACAAGCAGAATATGATGCTTTAAAGAAAATAATTGACGAGACAAAAATTACGGATAAAGTAGTTAGTGAAGTTGGAAGTAGGGAGGAAGCCCTTAAAGCCGCAGCAGCAGGTTTAACTGTGGAGGAATTACGGGCAAAGTCAGCAGCAGATTTAAAAGCAATTCAAGATGAAAAGGATGCTGCTGCTAGAGCTGCCGGTGCTCCAGCTAATACTGGTAATATATCTATTGAGGATTTTTTAAAGAATCTAGATTCTGCTGGTGCTAATACCATCAATGAAATCAAAACTTATCTTGGCGTAAGTAACAAAGATGGTAAATTAGATTACCAAACAATCGTTGCTATATATGCCAAAGAAAAAGAAATTGAAACAGTTGCCGATGCAACCGGAAAACCAGTAGATCGTTTAACCTACTATAAAACAAGTAAAGCAACTGGAACTGGTGCAGTCCCAACTGCAACTATATCCTCACCTACCGCAGCATCAGCTTTAATTAACAGCGTATTTCAAACTGAACTAGGGCGAGATGCAAATGCTAGTGAAATACAGAAATATACTTTAGAATTAAATGCTGCTGAGCGTAAGAATCCTAGTAAAACTGTCAAAGGAATTACTAGTGGTGGTTTAAATAAGACTGAATTTTTAACTCAGATAGCCAAAAAACTTCCAGAGTTTACTAAGAAGAAAACAGATAAAGCTAATCTTACTACTGAATCCATACTGGCAACAGCAAGAGCAAATGGCTTAAATCTTGGACAAGATCAATTAAATAGTTTTACTAAACAGGTTCAAGATGGAACTGATATTAAAACTATTCAAAGTCAGATTCGTAATATTGCAGGTCTTGGTATGCCAGAAAATGTTAAGAAACTACTTGCATCAGGTACAGATTTGGCTACAGTTTATGCTCCATACAAATCACAGATGGCTGCTATATTAGAGTTAAGTCCAGAGTCTATTAACTTTACTGATCCAACACTTCGCGGTGCTATTGGACCTAATGGTGAAATGTCCATATACGATTTTCAAAGAGCACTTCGCAAAGATGCTCGTTGGCAATATACAAATAATGCTAGGGAAGATGTCTTCCAATCAGTTAGTAAAGTCCTTCAGGACTTTGGATTTCAGGGGTAGGTAATGGGTGCATTAGATGCTCTTAACGAAGCTAGGAACGCCGCAGCAACCAAATCTGTTAACACTGGTGCATTTAGAGAGTTACCTTCTTATACTCAACAAACTGGAAGAGATGTTCCTACTAATACAAGTATTAGTAATCAATCTCAATCTACACCATTCGGTCAGGCTGGCTCTGCTCCAGTTGCTGCCGGCAGTGAATATGCACAGCAATTGGCTGATTCTAAAAAAGAAGCGCAAAATCTATTAAAAGCTGCCCAAAAATCTAAAGGTAAAAATAAACAAGATCTTATAGATCAAGCAAAAATGACTTTAGACAATATTGCTCAAGCAGAAAATTTAATTAAACTACTTGAAGGTTCGGGTGGTGGTGCAAGTGGAACTGGTGCATTTGCTGGTAATAGATCAGATGCTTCATATGTTACAGAGGGTAGAAGCGGTACATCCAATACTGGTCAAAGATATATAAATGGACAATTGGTATCTGAATCTGAATTTAATAAGTTTTTATACGGAGATCAAAAGGGTGGTAATGCAGCAGGTGCAGCAGCAGGTGGAACAGCAGATGCAGATGCGCGAGAGAAACGTCAATCAGCATTTGATTTATTAAAGTCACAGTTTGATGAGTATGGACTAGGCGCTTTAGTAGAACCATTAAGAGGTTTAATTCAAGAGGGTATATCTCCATCAGAGTTTGCTGTAAGATTACGTCAAACAGATCCTTACAAGAAGCGCTTTGCAGCCAATGCTGCTCGTATAGCTAGTGGATTAAGAGCTTTATCAGAAGCTGAATATATAAATTTAGAAGATGGTTACCAAACAATTATGCGTAACTATGGCTTACCTGCTACCTACTATACAAAGGGTGAACTTGGTCGCCAAGAAGGATTTGAGAAGTTTATTGCTGGAGATGTATCTCCTACTGAGTTAGAAGATAGAATTATGACTGCACAAAATAGAGTTATTAACGCAGCGCCAGAAGTTATGACAGCATTAAAACAATTCTATCCTGATATTAAAAATGGTGAAATTCTTGCTTATACCTTAGATCCAACAAAAGGATTAGCAGATATTAAAAAGAAAGTATTAGCTGCTGAAATAGGTGGCGCAGCAATAGGTGCTGGTCTTGGAGCAGCAGCAACTAGAGCAGAAGAACTTGCTCGTTATGGTGTAACTGCTGAATCTGCTAGACAAGGTTATGATGCTATTGGTAGCGGTCTTGAGCGAGGTAGACAATTATCATCTATCTACCAACAGCCAGATTATAATCAAGCAGTAGCTGAAGAAGAAATATTTAAATTACCAGGACAAACCCAAGCAGGAGAAAAACGTAAGAAGATTATTGGGTTAGAGAAAGCCACCTTCGGTGGACAAACTGGAGTTACAAGCGGAGCACTGAGCCAAAATAGAGCTGGCTCTTACTAACTAGACCTGCCATCAGAACTACCGGCCTGATGGAGAGATAACAAGACCGGGAGTAGAAGCCATACAGAAATCCCCACACTGTATGAGGTCTACGACAACTACAACGAATGGGAGATGGACTATGTCCAACTATGACTACGAGGATGATGACGATACTGACAACAGTGTTGAGTCATTAAGCAATGATCTCGTTAAACAACTACGCAAGGCTAATAAAGCAAAAGATAAAGAGTTGGCAGATCTTAAAGCTAACTTTGAATCTTTAAATAAAGCGCAAAGAGAACGAGCAATCAAAGAAGCCCTCGCAAGTCGCGGGGTAAATCAGAAGATTTCTTCTTTTATTCCGCAGGATATAGACCCAACTGAGGAGTCTGTATCAAAATGGTTAGAAGCAAACGCAGATGTGTTTGGTCTTCAAACCGAAGAAGTACCCCAGAAACCTAATGTTGATCCTGCTCAAGCGGCAGCGTACAAAAGGATGACTAATACTGTTGAGCAAGGGGTTACACCTGAGCACAATGAAGATATTATGAAAAAACTTATGAACGCTAATACCCGCGAAGAGTTAGATGCAGTTATTAAGGGATCTGGACTCTAATCCAATCCTAATGAAAGGTAATGCCCAATGGCAATTCCAGGCGGTAGTTTAACCACTACATCCAGCATTAGCAATTTAGTTCAAGCAGCATACGATCAGTATGTAAGAATGGCACTTCGTTCCATTCCTGTTATGCGCTCACTTGCAGATGTTAAACCAGTTCAACAGGCAATGCCAGGATCATCAGTTGTATTCTCAATCTATTCAGATTTAGCACAAGCTACATCTACGTTGACAGAATCATCTGACGTTTCCTCAATTGCTCTAGGTAACCCATCACAGGTTACTGTAACCCTTGCTGAATACGGCTCAGCCGTTTCAACAACCAAGAAGTTAAACCTAACTTCATTTAACGATGTAGAT